CAAATGCAACTGATTTACCTTTTAGATTTGTACCATGTATGGTTTCAGGTTTATCTTATTATTTATCTATGAAATATGCTCCACAACTAACTCAAAATTTAAAATTACTTTATGAAGATGAATTTCAAAGAGCATTACAAGAAGATGGTTCAGCTTCAAGTACATTTATTACACCTAAAGCTTATTACCCAGGAACCTAATGTCTAAATACGCAACAGGAAAACATTCAAAAGCAATTTCTGATCGATCAGGACTTGAATTTCCATACAGAGAAATGGTTAGAGAATGGAATGGTTCTTTTGTGCATTACACAGAATACGAACCTAAACAACCACAATTAGAACCTAAACCTGTGGGAGGAGATGGTATCGCATTACTACAAGTTAGACCTGATAGAACAGAACCTGCTACAACGGTAAGAATAATAGATAATGGTTTTGAAACATACGAAGCAGGATCTGGAATTATAAATGTATTTTCACCTGGTCATGGTTTAACAGATAATACTGTATATAGATTTAGAGGACCACCAACTACTTCTGCAGGAAGTGGTTTTGTTTATGCTAACCCTGAAAGTTTTGATGGTATATCAGGATCTAATATTGCAAAAGCAGATGGATACACAATAAGAACTGGAAAATATAAAAATGGTGCGCGAGATGCATCAAATGATTACTTAGCAACTAATTTTTTCTTTTTTACAGTTGACACAAATACTGCTACAAGTGGTAATATAAAAGGAGGAGGTTATGGCTGTTCAGTAGGACCCATAACTATATCACCATGATTAAAAAATTAATTAATTGGATTAAAAATATATTTATACCTGAAAAACAGGACCCTCATCTTGCACTTTATGAAGAAGTGAGAACAGATAAACAAGAAAAGATACGTAGGAAACATGGAGGATCAGAGTAATGGCTTATACTTTAGCAAATCTACAAGATGATATTAGAAACTATACAGAAGTAGATGACTCTGTATTATCTAACACAATCTTAGAAAGTATTATTAAAAATGCAGAAAACAGAATATATAGAGAAGCTGATTCTGATGATAATAGATTTTATGCAACATCTAATTTACAATCTGGAAATAGATATGTAACTATTCCATCCGATTTAAGATTTATTCGATATGTACAATTAACAGATTCTTCTGGTAATCAAACTTTTTTAGAAAAAAAAGATACCTCATACATGGCAACTTTTTATGACACACCAGGAACTCAATCTGGATTACCTAAATATTATGCTAATTGGGACGCTAATTACTGGGTAGTAGCACCTACTCCAGACAGCACAAATTTAATTACTTTAGCCTATACAAAACAACCAGATTCAATAACAGCTTCACCAGGAAGTACACAAGGTACTTATACAAGTAATAAATATCAGGATTTACTTTTATATGGATGTCTGGTAGAAGCATATGGATACTTGAAAGGTCCTGCAGATATGTTACAATACTACGAAGGATCTTTTAAACGAGCTTTACAATCGTACGCGATCGAACAACAAGGTCGTAGACGCCGAGACGAATATCAAGATGGTGTTATTCGTACTCCTTTAAAATCACCATCACCCTAAATAATTAAGGAGACAAATAAATGGCAAACATAGTACCTGACTCTTTTAAAACAGACCTACTTGGTGGTGTGTTTGATTTTGATTCTGGCGGATCAACTTTCAAACTTGCATTATACACTGACATATCTGGTTTCAGTACTTCTTCAACAGCTTATACAACTACTAATGAAGTTTCTTCATCTGGTACAAACTATACAGCGGGTGGAAATACTTTAACTAATAATGGTGTTGCAGTATCAAGTAACATTGCATACGTTGACTTTGCAGATTTAACTTTTTCATCTGTAACGTTATCAGCAGTGGGCGCTCTGATTTATAAAGGAACTTCTAATGAAGCAGTATTAGTTTTAGATTTCGGCGGAACAAAAACAGCGACTAACGGTGATTTCGTTATTCAGTTTCCAACTGCTGATTCATCTAATGCAATCATTAGACTTGGCGACGCGTAATAATTAAAAGGAAATAGTAATGGCATTTGCACTCAACGATAGAGTAAAAGAAACATCTACTACGACAGGGACTGGTACGTTCGATTTAGCCGGTGCTGAAATAGGATTTGAAAGTTTTGTTTCTGGTGTTGGTGATGGCAATCAAACTTACTATGCAATTTCAAATGATGGAACTGCAGAGTTTGAAGTAGGAATTGGAACGGTAACCGATGCTACACCTGATACTTTATCAAGAGACACTATTATTTCTTCATCTAATTCAGATGCGTTAGTCGATTTTTCAGCTGGTACTAAAACAGTATTTTGTACATTACCTGCATCAAGAACACCTTCTGCAGGAATGACAGCACAAACATTTGTTAATACTCATAACTCAACAATTTCTGATGATCAAACATTAGATTCAGGAGTATTAGCAGGACCAGTTAGTATAACTGGAACACAAGTTGTGACAGGAACATTGGTAATTATATAATGAGTAAATTAGAAGTAGATAAAATAGATCCACAATCAGGAACTGATTTAGAATTAGGAAGTTCTGGAGATACGATTACAATTCCTACAGGGGTTACTTTAGATGCATCAAATGCTACAACTACTTTACCTGCTAATGTTGTAACAACTGATGGAACACAGACTTTAACAAATAAAACGATTGATGCTTCTCAATTATCTGGAACGATTACACCATCTGATGGCACAGTTACTAATGCTAAAGTAAATGCTTCAGCAGCTATAGATTATTCTAAATTAAATTTAACTGGAAATATTGCATTAGCAGATTTATCAGCAACAGGAACTAAAGATGCTACAACCTTTTTAAGAGGAGATAATACTTTTGCTGAACCTGGAGGTGGAAGTTGGATATTATTAAATACACAAACTGTTACTGGAACTCCATCAAGTGTAGAGAGTGGTGCTGTTTTTTCTTCAACATACGATACTTATGTTATTGTAATTAGACGAATTAATTTTACTGCTAATGGTGGATTTTATATGTATCTTGGTACATCTGGTAGTTATACAACAAGTGGATATAAATGGACTGGTTCTGGTGTAAGAGATGGAACAAGTTTACTTACAGGTGGTGGTAATGAACCAGAAATATCATTGTTAGGTGGTACAGGTACTTCTTACCATGTTAATACTACTCAAGATTGTTTAGGTGGTGTTATTTGGGTTCACAATCCTTATAATTCTAACAGAACATCTATTCATGCAGAATTATCTTGGGAAAATGCAACTGATTTAGCTGCACATATTAATAATATTGGTGCTCATCCTAATACAAATACATCATACGACAGATGGAAATTAGCACCAAGCACAGGAAACTTTGAAGCCACAACAATTATTCAAACATTTGGAGTAATTAATGCCTAGATATAAACAAGTAAATAATCAATTAATTGAAATAACTGGAACTGAATTAGCAGAGTTAGAAGCTAAAGAACAAGCATGGATTGATGGTGCATTAGACAGAGCATTAGATGGTTTGAGAGATAAAAGAAATAATCTTTTAGCTGAAACAGATTGGATGGCTAACTCTGATGTAACTATGAGTGATGCTATGAGAACTTACAGACAACAATTAAGAGATATAACAAATGGATTAACAACAGTTGAACAAGTAGATACTGTAGTTTTTCCAGAGAAACCAAGTGAATAATTATGAGCGAAGTAAAAGTAAATAAAATAAGTCCTAGAACAGGAACCACGTTCACAATAGGTGATGCCGGAGACACGATTACTACTGCAGGAGACATTTCTGCAAATAGTATTACTGCATCAAATTCAATTACTTTAAACGGTGAAGCAATCACTGCTTTAGCGAATCCAACTTTTACATCTATTTCACCTGATACTATTACTAACGATCAAACATCTATTACAATTACAGGAAGTAATTTTGTATCAATTCCTGTTGTTGAAGCAATCTCAACAACTGGAGTCATCACACCAGCAGACAGTGTAACATTTAATAACTCAACATCTTTAACTTGTAATTTTACATTAACAACAGATGGAACTTATTATATTAGAATTGAAAACAATGACGGTCTAGCGGTTCGATCATCAACTGCAGTATTAACAGTATCAGATGCACCTGTATGGACCACTGCAGCAGGTACATTAGGTACTATTGCAGGAGATTTTTCAGGAACCGTTGCAACCGTTGCAGCAACAGGAGATTCTGCTATCACATATAGTGAGACTACAAACGTATTAACTAACGCATCCCTTGCAAATTGTACTTTAAATAGTTCAACAGGTGTGATATCAACTACTGACTTTGCAGGTAGTAATATAACTGCTGCAACTTATACATTTACTTTAAGAGCAACCGATGCTGAAGGTCAAACAGCAGATAGACAATTCAGTCTAACATCTAGCTTCGGTGCAACAGGAGGCGGACAGTTTAACTAATGGCTAGTACATATTTATCAAGGTCAGTAACAACAACAGGTAATCAAAGAACTTGGACTTTTTCAGCTTGGGTTAAAAGAAGTAAATTAGGTACAACTCAATTTCTAATATCTGCAAAAAATGTAGGAGAAACAACTTTGCATTTTAGGTCACAAGATGATTTACAATTAGAATTATATGATGGTAATAATTATTATATTAGAACAAATAGATTATTCAGAGATACAAATGCTTGGTATCATATAGTTGCTATTTGGGATAGTATTAGACCAACTGCTTCCGATAGAATGAGACTATATGTTAATGGAGTACAAGAAACTTCATTTTCTGTTGCTGTTTATCCACCACAAAATTATGACAGTTATATGAACCAATCTGGTGAAACAAACTATATAGGTAATTATGGTGGTTCTTCTTCTCCTTTTGATGGTTCAATGTCTCATATTCATTTAATAGATGGAAACGATTATAATGCTTCATACTTTGGAGAATATGATGCTAATGGTGTTTGGAAAATTATAACTGAACCAAGTGTAACTTATGGAACTAATGGTTTCTTTATTTTAAAAGATGGTAATAGTGTTACTGACCAATCTGGTAATAGTAATAACTTTACAGTTGCAGGTGGTACATTAACGAATACTGAAGATTCTCCTTCAAATGTTTTTAATGTATTAAATGCAGTTTCAAATCCACCAAATGGTTACACATTATCAAATGGAAACACAAGAGCTACTCAAACAGGAAGTAGCTTTCAAAGATTTTATATAGCAAATACAATAGCACCTACATCTGGAAAATGGTATTGGGAATCAAAATTAATCACATCTGGTGGTTCTGATAGAACAAGTATAGGAATTTGTTCTTATGATGAAAATATAGGAACAGGAACAACTGAGCCTAATAATGAATTGTCTATCGTTACAGGTATATCAAGGATTAGAATAAGAGAAAATGGTTCAACAACAGAAGTTGATAGTTTTTATACAGTACCATCTGCTAATGATATTTTTATGTATGCTTTAGATTTAGATAATACAAAATTTTATTTTGGTGTTAATGGTAATTGGTGGAATTACAATACAGCAGAAACAGGCGGCGACCCAACTTCTGGAAGCGGTTATGTTACTAATAGTACAAACATAATTAAAAATGCTATGTCAGCTTTTTTAAGGATAGATGCTGGTGCAGTTTCAACAACATTTACAAATGAATTTAATTTTGGCAATGGCTACTTCGGAACTACAGCAGTATCTAGTGCAGGAACTAACGCAAGTGGTAATGGAATTTTCGAATATGATGTTCCATCTGGTTATACTGCTTTATCAACAAGAGGATTAAATTTATAATGGCATACACAACAATTAATAAACCAACAGATTATTTTGAAACTGTAACATATTCTGGTAATGGAACAGGACAAGATATTACAACTTTAGATTTTCAACCAGATTGGTTGTGGATTAAAAGGAGAGATTCTGTTGGAAGTCATAGAATACAAGATTCAATAAGAGGAACAACAAATTACTTACAATCAGATAAAACAGATACAGAAGCAAGTGGTGGAGATGTAGATGCTTTTTTATCTAATGGTTTTTCTTTAAGTGGTGGTTCTACTGCATATAATGTTTCTGGTGGAACTTATGTTGGCTGGTCATGGCTTGGTGGTGGCACAGCATCATCAAACACAGATGGAAGCATAACCTCAACTGTTAGTGCCAATACAACAAGTGGATTTAGTATTGTGTCTTATACAGGAACAGGTGCAAATGCTACTGTAGGTCATGGGTTGGGAGTTGCACCTAAAATGATTATAAACAAATGTAGAAGTGCCGCACAAAACTGGGCTACTTATCATTCAAGTTTAGGTGGAACAAAAGCACTTTTTTTAGATGGCACGAATGGAGAAACTACTTCATCTAGTTATTTTAATAATACAGACCCAACAAGTTCAGTATTTTCAGTTGGAAATTCAGGAGATACAAATTTAAGTTCTGGAACTCACATATCCTACTGCTTCGCAGAAGTTAAAGGCTTCAGCAAGTTTGGTTCTTATGTTGGTAATGGAAATGCTAATGGAACATTTGTTTATACAGGATTTAAACCAGCTTTTATACTTTATAAAAATGTTGCACCTGTAAGCGAAAATTGGGAAATACATGATACTAAAAGAAGTGAAAGCAACATATCTAATAAAATTTTTTATGCTAATCAAAACACTGCTGAAACAACAACAGATAGAATAGATATTTTATCTAATGGTTTTAAATCTAGAACTGCAAACTCAGCATGTAATGGTAGTGGAAATACAATTATCTACATGGCATTTGCCGAAGAACCTTTAGTGGGAGATAACCCAGCGACTGCGAGGTAACTCGTGGCGAGTATTATAAAAAACGACACTATCCAAAATAGTAGTGGATCCAATATCATCACTGAATCAGGTGGAACGGTAACGATGGCAGCATCTGGTAATACGGTGACGATTCCAGCAGGTTCAACAATGACTGCAGATAGTTTACTTGTTAATGGTCAATCGGTTACGGGTAGAATATTTCCAACTGTATCAAGCATTTCACCTACTACTGCTTCAGCATCAGTTCAAACATCAATAAGTATCACTGGATCCGGATTCATTGCAACACCGGTCGTTGAAGCAATTAGTTCAACAGGTGCAATAAACAGTGCAGATACAGTGACTTACAATAGCGGAAGTTCTTTGACTTGTAATTTTACATTGATTGCAGGCTCATATTATATTAGAGTAGAGAATAACACAGGTTTTGCAGGACGATCCTCAACAACTTTATTAACGGTATCATAATGGCAGGAATATTAAAAGTAGACACAGTACAAGATCAAGACGGTAATGATATTATCCAAGAATCTTCTGGTACAGTAACAGTTGGTCAATCAGGCCAAACGGTTGCGGTTGCAGGTGGTGCTACATTGTCAGTTCCTACATTATTAGTAAATGGTGAAGCAGTTACTGCTATTACTTTACCAACCGTTACATCTATTTCACCTTCTGCTATAGAAAACACTCAAACATCTATTACAATCACTGGAACTAATTTTGTAAATGGTGCAATTGTAAATGCTATTTCAACAACAGGTGCTATTTTTAATGCAGACACCGTAACCTTTAACAGTGCAACATCTATTACAGCGCAATTTACTTTAGCAACGGATGGTACTTATTATATTAGAGTCGAGAATCCTGATGGATTAGCAGGAAGATCATCAACTGCATTATTAACAGTATCAGACGCTCCAACATGGAGTACGGCTGCAGGTAGTTTAGGTTCTGTTGCACAAGGTGGATCAATCAGCTTTACAGTTACTGCTACATCTGATAGTGCTGTAACTTATTCTATTGTATCTGGAGCTTTACCAACAGGTGGTAGTTTAAATAGTTCAACTGGAGCAATTACTGGAACAGAATCAGGAAGTGATACTGCAGAAACAACTTACAACTTTACAATAAGAGCAACGGACGCAGAAGCTCAAACTGCTGATAGAGCTTTCTCTATTACGGTAACGGTCGGAATTAACAATGCGGGGCAATTTAACTAATGGCTAGTACATATCTATCAAAAACATTTAGCAGTGGTAACACAAAAACTTGGACATGGAGTGGTTGGGTTAAAAAAAGTAAAATAGAATCTTTTCAAACTATTTTTAGTGCTGGAACTAATGCTAATTCTATAAATATTGATGGTGGTAGTGGAACTGAAAATTCAGCTATTGGGATAGATGGATTTTATAATGGAACAAGACATTTAAGATATACTTCTTCAGCTTATAGAGACGTAAATGGTTGGTATCATGTTGTAGTTGCAGTTGATACCACACAAGCAACAGATTCAAACCGAATTAAACTTTGGGTAAATGGTTCACAAGTTGGTTTAGATGAATCAATTGCTGGAAGCTGGCCTGCTCAAAACTCTGATGGTGTAATTAATAGTAATGTTGTTCACTCTATTGGTCGGAGAGAAAATGTACCTGATGGTTATTTTGATGGCTCAATGACTCATGTTTATTTTATAGACGGCACAGCTTATGACGCAGATACCTTTGGTGAATATGATTCTACAACTGGAATCTGGACAGCTAAATTTGGACCATCAGTAACTTATGGTACAAATGGATTCTTTTTAAAATTTGAAAACTCAGGTGCTTTTGGAACTGATAGTTCTGGTAATTCTAACAACTTCACAGTTAATGGTACAATGACACAGAATATTGATACCCCTAATAATGTTTTTGCTACATTAAATCCTTTACATTTTGGAACAACTATACCATCAAGTTATTCATCATTGTCAGAAGGAAATACAAAATTTGTAAGTACACAGGGTGGCTCTCCATATCCATATTATTTTTCTACTATGGCAGTTTCACAAGGAAAATGGTATGCAGAATTTAAAAGAGTACAAGGAACTGCTATGATTGGGGTAGGAAGTACACCTGACCAGTTTTTGGGAAATAATTCTACAGATGCTGGATATTATACACCAGATGGAAATATATATTCAAGTGGCTCTGGCACTAGTTATGGAGATGCATTTAATGATAATGATATATTAGGTGTTGCTATGGATTTAGATAATAATGCAGTTTATTTTTCTAGAAATGGTACATGGCAAAATAGTGGCGACCCTACAAGTGGTGCATCAAAAACAGGTGCATTTTCTTTAACTGACCCATCTTCTTTACCATCAGGAGTTTATCATTTTGCAGTTGGAGATTCTGGTGGAAGTACAGCTACAGTTGAAAGTAATTTCGGCAATGGCTATTTCGGAACAACTGCTGTATCATCAGCACAGAATCCAGATGATGGAATTGGTATCTTTGAATATGCAGTTCCTACAGGATATAGAGCATTATGTACTAAATCAATTAATGCAGAGGAGTATAGTTAATGGCACAAATTAATAAACCAGACGATTATTTTAATACTGTTCTTTATACAGGAGATAACACAAGTTCTAGAGATATAACAGGTGTAGGATTTCAACCAGATTTTACATGGATAAAACAGCGAAGTGGTGTTTTTTCTCATGTGCTTGGTAACTCAGTTTCAGGAGATAATAAATTTTTATCTTCTAATGGTACAGGGGCAGAAGGTACTGATAGCTCAAAATTTAGAACTTTTGTAAGTGATGGATTTCAAGTTGGAAGTCATGCCTCTGTAAATAATACTTCAGATACTTATGTAGGTTGGTCATGGCTTGGTGGTGGCACAGCTTCATCAAACACAGATGGAAGTATCACATCAACAGTTTCAGCTAATACAACAAATGGATTTAGTATTGTGTCTTATACAGGGAATGGTTCTTCTGGCTCAACAGTAGGTCATGGTTTAGGAGTTGCACCTAAAATGACAATTATAAAACAAAGAAATTCATCTAATGGTTGGAATGTTTGGCATTATGGAAATAATAATGGCGACCCAGATTCATTTGGAGAACTAAATGGTTCTGCTGCTTGGTATCAAAATCAAGGTGCAAGTGGACCATATACTACTCAACCAACAAGTTCTCTTTTAACTTTAACTGCTTATGGTCAAGTTAATGGTAACACAAATACTTACATAGCCTACTGCTTCGCAGAGAAAAAAGGATTTAGTAAGTTTGGAAGCTACACAGGAAATGGAAATACAGATGGAACATTTGTTTATACAGGATTTTCTCCCTCATTTGTTATGCTGAAAAGAACTAATACAACAGGCTCTTGGACTATGTATGACAATAAAAGACATACCTATAATCCTAATGGAGAATATTTAT